AATTAACAGCTAAATGAGTATCATCTGAATCTAATTCTTTGACTTCTTTTACTAAATGAGGCATAACAGATTGTATATCTTGTGCAATTACTCCACTAGATCTCTTATCGTCTTTTTTCCAAGTAAAGTCTACCCCTTTAATAGCACCTACTATTTCTAAAGCATCTGCAATAGGCTTAATGTCTTTCTTTAGTTTTTCATCCGAAGATACGGTTGTACTAGCAGCAATAACATCTCCATCGACGTGCAAATCTCCATCAGCTTCTAAACGCATTTCGTTATTACCGTTTACATAAAAATCCATCTGTGTGTCTGCAGTAAATTGTATGTAGTCCCCTGTATCTACTCCAATATGCGTAATTCCATCTCTTAGATCAGCTTCAACGCTAAAGGTGTTAGTTGTTAAATCTAATCCTGATCCTGCTGAATATGATTCACCTGCCGCACCCCAAGAAAATGTTCCGTCACCATCAGACAAAAGTGCTTGACCTGATGTTCCGTTTCCTGTTACTTTTAGATTGTCAGCATCTACTACATCACTTGCAATAGTTAATGCAGTTGCACCTGTCACTTCTCCTGTGTGAGTTGCATTAGGATCTGAGTTAGTTACTGTTACATTTCCTGTCGCTTGATCTACTGAGATACCTGTACCTGCTATAATGCTTCCTACATCCCCTGCATCGTCTGTGTATAGTTCTGTAAAGTTATCATTGACCTTATCAAAGGCTGTTCTTAACGGATCACCTGTGCCATCGTTAGCGGTTGTTCCAATATTAATTACTTGTTTTGCCATTTTATTTTTTTATTTTAATATTTAATTACGTCTCTATCATTCCAAGCTTCTCCTACCGTCAAGATTTGCGCGGATGTATTTATTCCTATTGTTGTCGTGTTTGTTCCCCCTTTTAATAAAACAACCCCGTCATAAGCAGAAACAGGACTATCAATGTATTTGACTTGCGCCTCCGTAATACTTGTTTGGTTATAAATTACAGTGTCAGGATCAGCTTCGGTTTCAATTACTTTGTACGTTTGCGCTAAAGGATACCAAGTGTCAATAGTCATATCTGTTAAGTCAGCGAACCACATTGCTATTGATTTTGCATCCGATATAGTTAAAAGATCATATTGTCCGCCAAAGCTACTTGCAAAAATTACTTGACCTCTTTCAGATACACCTGACGTGTAATATGTATGGTCGTGATTCGCTCCAAAATTTAAAAGTACGTTACCTGTCGGTGTAAAGTCAGATAAACTTGTTCCTGTTAAAACCTGTGCACCTCCTTGTTGAGTATCCGTACCATTATCAGCTTTTATAGAACTTGAATCAGCAAAGACTGTAGTTGAATCAGCAGTAAATAAGCTACCTTCTGCATTAGCAGGGTATATTATACCCCAACTGTTAGTTTCATTAACACTACCCCACCAAGAATTTGTGTAGGACTTGCCCCAATTTATTGTATTTTCACCATAATGATCTGTAATGTTTGCCATACAATTATTTTTTCTTTTCTATTTTAGAAATGTAGATTTTTAATTTAATCACATTTTTCTCTTTTGGCTTATAGTTTTTTACAATACCCATCCGTTAAATAAACTGTCTTTGTCAGGATATACATCCTCATTATTGTTTGTGTTATATTCAGGATAATCACCTATATTATATGTAACGAAATCAATCATTCTTCTTGTATAATATTCTGCAAATTCTCTTTCCTTTACTACCAATAAATCTATTTCATCTTTATCTACACTAATTGAGTTTTCGCTTGTATGTTTAAAAACACCACCATTCTTGATTTGATACGCTGCAAAAGGCAAATAATCTACCATTGCATAATGTATTAACATAGGTTGTACATAAGTATTTACCAAAGTTAAATACGCTCCTGTTAATGTAGATCCTATAATGTCTGCACTAATTTTATCATATAGTTTGCTTCCAAGATAATTTTTAATATATATTTCTTGTGCAATTTTAATAAACTGTATAAACTTGTCTGTGTCTACATTTCCGTCTAAAACGCTGTTTTTAACTAAATCTGTTCTTGATATAAATAATGCTGTTGCCATATCTTATTTGTTCCAATCAGGGTGATGTCCTCCATTTTCCATATCTATAGGTGCAATAGACACTTCTTTTGGCTGACTGTTAATTTTAAAACCTTCTTTAATAGCTTGATTTACATTCTTAAATGTTGTTCCCTGTAAAGCATTCCCACCCCATACAGTTCCATCAGCTTTTAATTTCTTTTTATACACTCTTCGCTCCCATCTATGAAAACAATATGGACCACCTTTATATTTAAAAATAGAATAATTTCTGCCTTTATGGCCAAAGTCTTTATTAACTCCTTGTGCTGACATAAAACCAATATCTTCTTTTCTATAGATTTTGTCTAAGCCGACCATTGTTTTACAAAAATCTCTGCTTTCACCTTTCTGTTCTCTTTTTTTACCATCTACTAATTTTGCTCCAAGAACATATTTGTATCTTACTTTCCATCTTTCTGTATCTAAACTAGAATCAGAAGAACCTTGTGGATCGTCTTGTGCAGATAACTTCATTCTGTTTAAATATCTTTGTACGTCAAAATCCTCAGGCTCATCTCCTGTATCTTCTACATCCATAAGTTCCCATTCTTCCAAAGTTTCATCTTCACCTAAATCACTTAAGTGACTTAACCAATCAGAACTTGTTTCAGAATCAAGATCAGGTATTTCTTTTGACATTTTAACACCTGTTTCTTCTTCTATGACTTCTTTGTCTTCTGTAATATCATCTAAATCAGTAAATTCTAAAGGTTGTAAAGTTTCGAAATAAAGATTTAAAGTAATACCGTTAAACGATAGTATCTTATTAAAATGATCAATTAATAACTCTTGAAATGGTCTTACAACTACATTGTCATTTAAAGTAGAAGCTGTTTTTAACTCGTCTGCATTGTTTCCTAATCCTGTGTTGTCTTTGATACCAAATAACATAGGTGATACAATCCTGTGACTAACGAGAATCTTTTTACTACTTTCATCTGAAAGGAATTGATATTGATTATGTGCATCAGATAGCTGTACAGGCTCTATAGTTGCTCCTGTTTCTACACTATCATTAAAAGATAAGATAAACTTACCTGCAGAAGATGTTCCACTAAACTTATCGTAAATCCTTTTTTCAATCATCTCCCTTGCTTCGTCACTAGGGATACCATTATTAAAATTAATTAACATACTAGGTGCTAATCCATTTTTAATGTTATTTAAATGATAATTTGCTATTTCTTCTTCTAATTCTGCATACTGTAAGCCACCTTGATAATCTACAGGAGAATAGTAATAGTAACCTGCTCTGTAGGGTTTTACACAAAGAATTTCAATAGGATCTTTAGAAGTTCCAAAAGCAGATATTCTTTTAGGTTTATCACTTTGCTTTACTTTTGTCCAATCCGATGAATAATAATAACCTTCAATATTTCCTGTATCTGCATTTACTTTTTCTGCTCTTATTGTTTCAATAGGCAAATGTTCAACCTGTACAATTTTTTTTCTGTCTTTAGAATAAATGACCTGTATAGCACATTGACCCATTAATTTTAAGTCATAACAAAACTTTCTTACAACATCTTTTTTAAACAACGACACCATTTGTGCGTATTCATTCGGCTTTCTACTGCTATCTGTTGTATTTAAGCCTTTACCAAATATCATTTCAGATAAACCATTTACAATAGCATTGTTTGTAGGACTTCCATTGTATCTGTCAATTAAATATTGATAATAATTATTGTCATCCCCATAAGAAACCCATTCTCTGTTTCTAACTTCTTTAATTACAGGCGAAGTGTAATTGCTGAGGTTTACTATTCCGATTTTTTTCATATTATAATAAAGTCATTATCGTGGCTTGTGTCAGTTATGTACTCTCCACTATTAACTGTGTACTCTTGTTCTTGCGCTTGATCTATTGCCTGATCTGTGCAAAATATTTTGTCTTTATAAATTATCTTGTCCTGTGTATTTTTTAATATCATATCATAAAACCTACCTTCAACTAATACAGGAGAAAATGCTTGTTGTATCTCAAGATGATTTACACTAATAGATGTTGAAATATTCGAATATGTGTTTTCTGTATTTGTGCTGTCATCTCTTATAATTAATGTAGCAGTTGTAACATACTCTCTTGGAATTATTTTAAAAGTTTGTGCATCTGCACTTGTAGACAAAATCTTCATACATATATAACGAATGTAATAATTAATATTGTAAAAAAAAAGGGTAACATTTCTGCTACCCTAATTTAATCAAAATGAAAATTTATTATGAGTTTGTTCCAACTGTTACTGTTACAGTAGCACTACTCATTCCTGCATATGGATCTGCAGCTGTTGGTGTAGACACAAAATTAGCAGGTACTCTTTCAGTTCCTGTTAATGTCAAGGTGTATCCTGATAAATCACCCATTGCAGCACCTGTTACGATTGTTCCTCCGCTTACATCTGCTCCATTTTCTAATCCCATTACAAATACATTACCATTATAATCTTCTACAGCAACGTGAGGTCTGCCATAAGCCAACAATTTTAATTCTGCATTGTCTTCTTTAGATAATTTCTTTAAAGTAACATTTAATGACTGCTCATAAAAAACAGTTCCATTTTCTCTCGAAGCATTTACTGTTTGCTCAAAAGATGAATTACCTTTTAAATCATACTTATATGCAGTAAAAGTTCCACTTAAATCTGTTATTTCGTCTGCAGTTGTTGTTACAGTTCCTAAATCTCCAAAATCAGTAAAATAAATGGCTTTTAAACCACCTAC